TATTGACCAAAAGTAATCGCACCTGTGTAATCTAGTTCTGTATCATACTCTTTAGCATTTAAAGATAGATCACTCTCAGCCGCAATATCTGTTTTACTTGTTGCGATACCTATATTGATTAATTCACCAACTCTTCCTCTATCGTCTGTTATCATGTCGCCTAATTTAATTATCATTTGTGTCCTCCATATTGTTTGCTTTTAATGCGTCTTCTTCTATTTGATCTACATACTCTTGGTCCTCACTACTCATCAATAAAACAATATAGTGAATTGCTTTTAATAAGTCTTTTCTGTTATGACCATTTTTCTTACCATATCTACATAGATATTTGATAGCATTTGCTTGACAAAAATCTTTATCAATACCAAGTTGTTTTATCATATCCATAACTTGGAAACCATCTTTAGTTGTAGAATAGTGTTGATCGTATGTACCACTAATATATTCTTCTATTTCTTTTACTATCTCATCTTCTCTGTATTTCATTAATGACACCTCTTTCCAGCATAACTTGGTACTTTACTTTTTGTTAGTTTTACATTAAAATCTTTTCTTAATGATTGTCTGTGATACTGTTGTCCATAATCATTAAACATATTTTTATCTTCAGCCGCAGTTTCACCAAATACATCTTCGTAAGTTTGATAGTATTGTTTTTCATCTATCAATTCTACTTTGGTTACATTTTCAAAGTTCTTAGCTGTTTCTTTATAGTTCCAGTCACAGAATTTAAGAATTTTCATTTTCATAGTTTCTGTATTAAATTTTTTCTTGTACTTCATTGGTACATTTCTATACACAGTTTCATAAGCGTAAAAGTATTCGCCATGCATTTCTGGGTCCATGTATTCTCTCAAATAACAAACGTTGAAAGTTTTACTCATTAAGATTTACTTTCTGTTAATAATACTTCTTCAACATTGTCTTCTGTGATACCTACCATTTCTAGGTTATCAAGTTTCTTAACTTCTTCAACCGCAGTAGTTAAGTCAATTTGACCGTCTTTCATTTTAAAGACTATCTTATCAACAGCGTTCTCTACTGATGTTTCAATGTATTGTTTTATTTTTGACATAGTGTTTGTCCTTTCTTGTAGTTGTTATTATAATATAAATTTTGTTCTTTGTTAATCTTATTAATTAATTTTGACAGGTTAAACATTGACATAGTAGGGTTATTATATACTGTTTTGTTCACATTGTCAAGTCGTTTAATTAACAATTTAAGTTTTATTTGTTTTTCTTTGTTATTCATACTATTATAATATCAGGATTAACTGATAAGTACAGAACTATTTTGCTAGTTTTATAGGGGTTTTTAAGGTATTTTGCGTGATGTTCTTATTTTGTTCTTATTTTTGACACAATATTGACTATTTCCACAGCTCTTTTACCCATTCTTGTGGCGATTCGTCTGGATTTGGGTTACCATGGAACACACAAACCTTAGCATTTGGGTCTTGTTCGTAAGTCATTTTGTCTATATGGTATCTTTCACCCTTACGATTTAACCATTTATATGATTGTGTCCACGAATCAGGAAATGCTATTGTGTCTTCGTGTGATTTAATTATAGCTGATATAATATCTTGGTCGCCATGCGCACTATTAAACTCTGTTTTTCTTTTTAGATACTCTTTCCATATGATACTATGATATTGATTATTAAATCTCATTATACTAGAATTAAATAGACCAGATGATGGATTAAAGTCATTCATACCTACAAAGTTCTTTGATTCTCCTATCGTAGCCAGTTCATCTATGTTCTTCATAATAACCACATCTAAATCCATATATAAAGTATCACCTTCTAGTTTACTTTCTGGACTAAAGAGTTGTAGTTTATTAAACCAACCCTCAAAGTCATGTCTTTTAAATTGTCTAAATTCTATATCTTTACCTCTAAACTCTCTTTGTTTGTGTAAGACAGTGCTATCTGTAAAACATACAAATCTATATGGAACTGTTAAGTTTCTTTCAACCATATTATATAAGTTTCGTAAATAAGACCACGGATCTGTAGGTGGTCTAGTATATTTGTCACCATAATATACACAAGCAAAATTAAGCATATTGTTCCTTTAGTACATCATAAGCTAAACCATCTTCAATCTCTTGTAAAGTAAATTGATTATTAGCCACACTTCTTAACCATACTGTAACATCTTCTCTAGGTTTCATAGTTCTATTTTCTATATTTGCTACATTACCTGATAAAGGATAACATACATTATTACTATGTGTGACCACTGGTACTTTATTTAACACAGCGTCAACTGCTGATAAACTCATATTAGTTACTAGTGCATGACAATCTTTTAGTTCATCTTTTATATCTGTATTCCACCATTCGTTATTAGGTCTTGGTTTATTTCTCAAAGTAATAGGTCTATCTGTATATATTTTTATTTCTTCACTAGCTTGTGTAATAAAATCTTCTTGTGATATACCATTTGTAAAAAAGGTAACTGTTTGTGATGATGGCGCTAGTAATATGTGTTTACATTCACCAGTATTCCAGCCTTTAAACTCTGCGTCTATACCTTGTTGTAATAACTTTGTATGACGTGACCCATCACTAGGTTTACCACTAATCATATGTACATTACCTTTTACTATTCTAAAATAAGTCGTATCGTATTTGTCTATTGATGGTGTTGGGTATCTTGTTATTTGATCTGTAATATAACCTACATCTATATACCACCATTCTTCACCCTTTTCTTTTACTTGTGCTATCTCTTGTAAATTATTAGAGCCTAAACCCCAAAAAAAGTGTACAGGTTTCATCTTTGTATCTTTCCAACCTTTCTTAATAGCTGGAAATAGTTTATGAGATAAACATGCTGCCCATGGTATGTCGTGTGTTATAATCATATTGTAAATAAAAAGTCACCGTCTGTTATCTCTGGTATCTTTGTGGCTTCTATTCCTTCTTCTATTGTTCTTACTGGCTTTAAACCTTGACCTTTATGATTATAAAAACATCTATAATTTCTTACAAAGAAAAATTCAAATGTAGTTTCTACTGGATACTTATTAAACTTAGCATATATCTCAACCATACAAGTTGGTTTATATTCTAATATGGTATCGGCAGCACCTACTAATACATCTAACTCTACGCCTTCTACATCTATTTTCATAAAGCCCACATCATTCAATTTCATACTATCTATTGTGACAGTATCTACATTAATAAGTGGACCTCCAACTAAATTTTGAAAGCCTGAATTAGATAACCTTTTATCATCTACATAAAAACCTGATGTACCTTCAAAGTTACTAACAGCAACATTATGTGTTATAACGTTATTATGTTTTTGTTTAATCTTTTCTAGTTGTTCGTACACAGGTGGTACTGCTTCAAAACATATGACATTTTTAGAGTGTTCAGCAAAGTGACTAGCATACATACCAGTTGCTGCACCTACATCAATTGTATTTTTATATAAATTGAGATATGGAGTTGTTTGACCTAACATAAAATCTTTTAAATGTATGTCTAATATATGTTGTTTGAATACTCTTTTTCTTAATACACTATCACTTAATATCATTTCATTAATATTTGTAAAGCAATTCTAGTTCCTGTTTTACAAATCCCTCCTCTATGCATACCAGCCGAATCAAAGACACATAAATTACCTTTGTCACTAGTAAATGTTTTTTCTTGTTCTAATATTCTTTCTTGTTCTTCTGTACCATCTAATAATAATCTACCAAAGTTATGTGATACTCTTAATTGTTTTGGAAATTGAAATACCGCAGCTCTGGATTGTGGATTGTGACAATAACTACCAGTTGATATAGCTCTACCAAATATGTTTTGTAAATCATCATGTACCCATCTATGAGATTTCTCTATATAACCAAACGGACCATCATCTTCAGTAATATCATTTAGATACATCATTGCTTTCATCACATTTTCTTTTGGGTCTATATGTAAGTTAGTTGTTTTAGTGACAGTTTTACAATCATACAGAAATTGTTTCCA